GCGCTGATGATCGGGACCGAGAAGCGCAAGCTGGAAGACGCTGAGAGCGACTGGCTCAAGAAGGTCGCCGGCCCTGCGATCGGCTTGCCGGTGGACTGGGCCAAAGGCCTTCGCGACATCGCCAACGGCGACTATCTCCGCGGCATGCAGAAGATGGTGCCCGAGGGACTGCACGGCGGCGTAGAAGCGGCTGAAGCTATGAAGTACGGCTTCCGCACTAAGGCAGGCGGCCCAGAACAGATCGGCGTACACCATCTGACTCCAGCCGCCGCAGACATCGCCATGCTCGCGCTAGGCATCACACCCGCTCAGAATGCAGAATATGACGAGGTGCAACGCGTGGCGTCCGGGCTGGATACTCGCAAGCAGATCCAGTCGCAGAACATCACTCAGCATCTACTGCAGGCATACCAGCGTGGCGACCAGGCGAACTTTGCCTATTGGGAGAACCAAGCCGGCCCGGTCTGGATGAGCGAGCACCCCGGCACAGAACCCCCGATTGCCCACTTCGGCGAGGCGCTGAACGCGCACATGAGGCAGCAAGCCATAGGGCTCCCGCAGGGTCTCAACGTCCGCGACATCCGCGCGCGCGGGATGATCAACTTCGCCAACCCCCACTAGCCCTCTTGTCAGTGTAGAGAGCCGCCACCATATAGCTGACCATGTACGCCATCGTCCTCAAGAGTGAAGAAAATATTGGTGACGACGAGGAAGGCGAGATGTTGTGGCATACGCGAATCGATGAGGTGATCGGGCCGTTCGCCACGTACGAGTCGGCGAAAGAGTACCTAAACGCCAATGGCATCACGTCGTTCACCGTCATTAAGATGACCGACCCTTGTAAACCCTGAGGGTCAGTGCTATCTCCCTGTCAGTGCAGCGATAGGGACTCACTGACATGCAGGCTGATTTCGCCAAGGCCCTTCCCCGCATCCTCGTCTACGAAGGCGGCAAGGTCGATAACCCCGGTGACCCGGGCGGGCGTACGAACCAAGGCGTTACCCAGGCCACATTCAACGCTTGGCTGCGCGAGCAGAGCCAGCCGTCCCGTGACGTCTACACGATCACAGCCGCCGAAGTCTCCACGATCTACAAGACCAAATACTGGGACATGGTCCAGGGCGACAAGCTCCCGGCCGGCCTCGATCTGTGCGTGTTCGACGCTGGCGTCAACAGCGGCAACGGCCAAGCAGGCAAGTGGCTGCAGCGCGCCCTCGGCGACAAATTTGCGGCCGGCGTGGACGGCATCATCGGCATCAAGACGCTGCAGGCGGTCGAGGATTTCGGCGACATCGAGGCGCTGATCGGAGCCTTCTGCTCCCACCGCTTGGCGACTCTCCAGACTCTTAGGACTTGGGGGAAATTCGGCAAGGGCTGGACAGCTCGCGTCGCCAACGTCCTAAAGACGGCCGACAGTTGGGCAGTCGACTCTCCCGCGCCGAACCCCGTTGATGTCACCGCGGCTGGCGGGCACCACAAGGCCCCGATCAGTGACCAGAAGGTCAACCCGCTCGACCGCGTGGCCACGCATGTCACGACCACTGCCACTGCCGTTGGCGCGGGCGCAGCGTCGACTGCCAGCCAACTTCAGCCGGTTCAGGCCGCATTTCCAGACTTCAAGTACATGGGCTACGTTCTCGGGGGCCTCACTGTCGTCTCTGCGTTCACCGGCATCGCTGTCAAATGGATCGCCGACGCGCGCACGGCAGCGGCTTCTGGCTCGGCGACTGCAGCCGTGAACCTCGATGCGGACGCCGGGCATCCCTCGGTGCCTGTCAACGACGCCAACCCGCCGACGGTCACCATACTGCCCCTGCAGAAGGCGTCCTAAGATGGATGAGTTCGTTACGATCACGGATGTGCTCGTAGATAGTTTAGCTGATCCAGTATTGGAGCTCCGCAGCGGGGAATTGCTAAATCTCAGTACAATGCAAGGCAGAAAATTCCCGACGGATACCGATGTCCGTCTGCCAGATGAGGGCACCTCAGGGCATAGGTGGCACCAACTATCAACGTACGTATGGAGTTACTGACATGCTAGCACTTATCCCCGTCCTGCTCAGCAACTGGAAGATGATCTTCTACGGCGGAGTCATCGCCGCAGTAATCGGGTTCGGTCTCTACGAATACCACCACATCTACGCAGCTGGAGAGGCTGCAGCCCTCGAACAGGTGAATAAGTCCAATGAGCAATCTGAGAAAAACGCTGAGCAAGGGTCTTCGGCTGTTGACGCTTGTTACGCTGGTGGCGGGACTTGGGACCGCGTTAACGGGGTGTGCGTCCGTCCAGCCGGTCAATAGACCCTGCGGCGTCATAACCGACAGCCTGTTCAACGTCCAGGCCACGACGCCTGACGGTAACCGTCGCCTGTCTGACCACGACGAGCGCGGTATCCGCGCGGGGTGTTGGAAGCGAGGCCAGTAAAGTGGCCTTGTCCGATGCTGTAGTCGCCAGGATCATAGAGCTGCGCAATCAGGGCCGTACGCCCACGGAGATCGCGGCCACAGTCGATGTACCTCGCACCACAGTACGGGAAGCCTTGGGCCGGGCCGCGCGCAAGGGCGAGCTGGGCACTCGCCCAGTCCTCGACGGCTTCGAGATCACGAGGATCACGTCGAAGGACGCGGACGGTAACTCCGTCGTCACGAAGCCGGCCGAAGACGACAGCGAACTCCAAGATAAACTTCTCCCAGGCCACATCGTCGAGCGCACGACCATCAAGGTCGGCGATGACTGGTACAAGACCAAGCGCGTCACGACTGTCGACCCGGAAGAGTACGCCGCGCGGATGGAGGAGGCGTTCGCTACCTTCGCGCCAGCCGCGCCCATCGCACCTGTACCCAGTCACGACTTCGTCGATCAACTCACCCTCTACCCATGGGCGGACCCGCACTTCGGCATGTTCGCCTGGAGGGGCGACACGGGCAGGAACTGGGATCTTAAGCTTGCGGTCGCCGCAGTGAAAGACGTTTTCACGAAGGTGGTCGCCCGGTCACTCCCAACTCGCAAGGCGACCCTTCTGATCGGCGGCGACATCCTCCACGCGGATGACCAGGCGGAGCGCACGAGCAGCGGACACCAACTCGACGTTGACGGGCGCTTCCCCAAGGTCGTGGACGCCGCCGGTGAGACAGCCGCTTGGTGTGTCAGCCTGCTGCTCACGCACCACGAAGAAGTAGAAGTCATCGTCCTGCCGGGGAACCATGACGAGACCAGCTTCTACGCCATCACCATGTTCCTGCGCGCCTGGTTCCGCAACGAGCCGCGCGCCACGATCGACCGCTCGGCCCGCCCGATCCGCTACCGCGAGTTTGGCAAGGTCATGCTGGGCATGACCCATGGGCATAAGGCCAAAGCGAAGCGCATGCCGCTCCTGATGGCGGCGGACGAACGCGAGATGTGGGGCCGGACCAAGTACCCCTACGCTCACACGTTCCACGTTCATCATGCCTCGAAGGATCTGGATGAGGACGGCGGCGTCATCGTCGAGACGCACCGCGTCGTCGCACCGGCTGACGCCTGGCACTACGGGCAGGGCTACCGCTCAGGCCGCGGCCTGCAGTCAATCACCTACGACCGCGAGCGCGGCGAAGTGGGTCGATCCGTGGAGACGCTTTAATGGGCTACGCACTCGCGATTGCTGCGGTAATCCTCTTCGCGGTTTTCCTCAGCTTCCTATACGGAGAGCATGACGATGACCGCCGGTGACATCACTTGGTTTCGGTACAAACGCCACGACTACCAAGAGCAAGAGGTCGCCCCTGGCGACATGGACCTCCCTGCCCACCACTCACACTATTCCTACCTGCAGGAGATTACTGAAATGATGACTAAGCACGAACTCCTAGACCTCGCCAAAGCGGCGACCGCTGACCGCGGTCTAAACTACGGCAAGCCGGAGGACAACTTCGAGAGGATCGCGCGGCGGTGGTGTGTACATATCAAGAACCGCTTCAACCTCGACGTGCCGATCGATGCCGCCTCGGTCGCGTTGATGTGCGACGACATAAAGACGGCGCGGCTGGAGAACGACATCACCCACATGGACTCGTGGGTCGATAAAGCTGGCTACTCAGCCTGTGGCGCAGAGATAGCCGGCGCGATGCAGAGGCCTGCGCCGCTAGTCGAGCGATCACTTGACGACGAGGTGTCGCGTCAGTTCACGGAGCAGGCTCGCGCACATAAGGCCTTTTACGATCGATGGGTAGCGCCGACCGAAGAGTGGCCCGATAGCGTGGACTCTGCGTAGTCATGACCAAAGCTCCGAAACTTCCGGCGACTGTCAAGATTGGCCATCTCGACTTCGAGATCGTGCTGGCGTCGGCCGCCGACATCGGAGCCTATGGCGACTGTAATGTCGACGAGCAGCGCATCCGCGTAGACAAGGGTCTGAAGCCGCAGACGCTGGCTGAGACCCTTCTGCACGAGATCCTGCACGCCAGTTGGCCCACACACATGAAGACTATCGGAGGCAAGGAGGAAGATGTCGTGTCCGCGCTGTCGCCAAATCTGGCGCAGGTCTGGCGCGACAACACTGCGCTAGTTCAGTGGGTTACATTCACCCTCAGGTAGATCCACATATTTGTTGAGGTCTTGTCAGTTGCAGAACACTGACAGCACATGGTAAGAGGACGGGCGTTTCGTCTTCTTACCGCCGCGGGAATCCTATTGTGACCGACTTGTCAGCCTACCTTGTTGTTATTCCTGCAGTTTTAACCGGTATAGCGAGTTGGGCAGCCGCCCGGTGGACAGCCCGCTCGAACGAGAAGATAGCCTGGGTCAAGCGTGAAGACGAGACCCGCGTACGCACTGCAGCAGACAGGCTTCTAGCCGCTGACGACCTGACGCACCGTTTCAAAGTGCTGATGGACAGTTACGAGGCTAGGATCAGGGACTTGACCACAGAGGTCCGTGACCTCAGAGTAGAAGTTTCAGAGTTGCGCCTAGAGCTGGCCGAACGGGAACGCAGACACAGTCACGATGGCACAGGTTGACCCGAACGCACCACAGCCCGGCGACCCCGTCGTCTTCAGCCGTTTCGACGGGATCAAGAATACTGCCTTGCCGGAGCGGCTCGGGCCAAGGGATCTGGTGCGAGCTCGCGACGTCACTCTGGACGACACCGGTCAGATCTCACGCCGTCGCGGCTTCACACTGAAGACCCCGGGCAACGCCCACAGCCTGTTCGCCACCAGCACGAACTTAGTCCTGGGTGTGCTCAACGGCTCGCTCGGCCTGGTCAACCCGGATTACAGTTTCACCTCGCTGGGGGCCGCCGTATCCAGCGACCCCAGCGAAGGACTCTCAGGCCTTAGCTACGCCCAGCTCGGCACCCAGGTCTATTACACCTCGGACAGCGAGAGCGGGATCGTAGACCTCGTAGGCCTCACAGCAGGCCCGTGGGGGTCTGAGACCGACCTGTGGCTGTCGCCAGTCGTAAACCCCACCGCCACCCTGCCGGCGATCGCCGGGCGTCTCCTAGGCAAACCCCCGAACGCCACGAGCATCGCCTATTACCGCAGCCGACTTCTCCTTGGCGTCGACAACATCCTGTGGGCTACCGTGCCCTTCACGTACAACTTCGTGGACAAGACCGCGGGGTTCAAGCAACTCCCGGGCAAGATCACGATGATCGGCTCCGTCGGTGATGGCGTCTACGTCGGGACTGACGAGGGGCTCTACTTCCTCAGCGGCGAGGACTACCCGCGGTGGAAGCAAGACCGCGTCATGGACAGCCCAGTGGTCCCGGGGTCCATGGTCTACATCCCAGGCGAGCTCGGCAACCCGCCGCAGGTGCCTCCGTACGCGGATACGCCGCTCGAGGTCTCGGTCGCCTTCATGACAGCCAACGGCTTCTGCGTCGCCTCAAACAGCGGCAGGACCGTCAACGTGACCGAGAGCAAGATCTTCTTCCCGCAGGCTATCTCCGCGGCGTCGATGTATCGGCGGCAGGACGGCATGAACCAGTTCGTCACCGCGCTGCAGAGTGGCGGCGATCCGGTGACCAACGCCGCGATAGGTGACTACATCGAGGCGACTATCATCCGCGCGGCCGACCGGCTGAACCCCTTCGTGGGCCCGAACGAGTAGGGGACTGACAGATGGCCAACCAACGCATTGCAGATCTGACCGCCGGCACGCCGCCGTATGCCGGGACGACGCTGCTCGAACTCTCCGTCGCTGGCGCATCGCGCAAGGCGCTATTGTCCGATCTGACCGGGCCGACCACATGGCTCGATCAGTGGATCATCGACTGGGACAGCAACACCCCGGTCGTTGCGGGTACGTCCGTCGTGCTGCTGGCCTCGCAGTGGACGAGCTGCACGATCCTCTCGTGTACGTGCTCCTGTAGCGGCGGCACGTTCGCCCTCAATATCCAACGCAACGGAACGTCAGTGACCGGGCTGGGGGCTGTATCGGTCGGGTCGTCCAAGACCACAACGTCCGCCACCGCCAACAACGCCCTGTCCGCTGGCGACACCATATCGATAGTGATTACCTCTGTGACCGGATCGCCTGCCCCCGCGACCATCCAGATCAATTATCAGAAGAGCGCGAACTGATTTACGGGAAGTTGACGAATTTCGACGGCAGCACGGTGATCTCGCCGACGTTCAAGTCGACTACCGATCCATCGTTCAGTGTCGCACGGACCTCGTAGTTGTAGCCGTTCAGAGTCATATTGTTTGTAGTTTGCTGGTCCGGCGTGATGACGAACGAATAGAGTCCTGCCGTGGGGTTGGTGATCGATCCAGACGCCGGGGTAGCCAGGTCGAGGACAACCGCGTTGGGGTTCACCGTCACGACCCTAAGCTGCACGATGGCCCCAGTGAGATCGAGGGTCGCGCCCGTGTCATCCCTGGCGATGCCGTTGATGATCCAGCTCGTGCCGTAGCGGAAGGTGCCGTCTTGTTCGCGGGCCATGCCAGTCAACTCCAACTTCTGCGGCTGACCAATCAGACGTAGATGACTTCGGATGCCGTACAATACCACGCGGGTGGCGTTGCCGACTAGAGTGATGGTCGCCCGACCGGCTCCCAGGAGGGCCTCCGTCAGGGACACCACGGAGTTCGTCTCGATAATGATCAGCACGCCCCGGATGAGGGCGGGGAAGATCGTCACTACAGAAGAACAGGTGATGCTGATGGCGACGGTCGTCGCCTTGATGGCGTTCGTTACGACTGCGCCGACGGTGTTCCAGCCTAACGTCTTGCTGACGGCCTTCACCACCGAGACGCTGCTCGTGCCGATGAACGTCACTACCGAGCCGCCCTTGGTGATCCCGACCGCCTTCACGATCGCGATCGCGTCGACAGATGTGGTCGCGATCGCGATGACCTTGCCGACTTGGTTCACGAGGGCCACAGCGCTCGACGCGGCGATCGTCACCATCTGAGCGGTCGTGATGCCCGCGACTGTGGCTATGGACACAGCACTCGACACCGCGATGGCTATGGCTGTGCTGACGGTCTTGGTCATCCGCAGAGCGCTGGTGGTCGAGATCGTCACCACGCGGGAAAAACTATTGCTGCCGAAGATGATCCTGACGACAGACGCGGACGCGTCC